CATTCTAACCGGCATAATTAGTCAGACAAAAGCCTGTGCCCTTCATATATATAGTTTCAACAATAGAATAGGTCACCTCATTAACAACTTGGGTGTCAGTTGCGTTTGGATTTTCGCTACCAAACCATAAATTACCAAATAAAGTATTATCAACATCAGCAGGGGATATCCAAGGCATTTTTATCATTTGATTAACATTAACAGGGGTTGCACCAGTTTCCCCAAGGTTAGTAATTGTTGTAGCCATTGGACGGACAAAAATAGAAAAGTTTGCACAAGGCGAATGATACTTTCGCCTGGGTGCGAGATTAAGTGCATCGGCAGAGTCATATTTAATATCCAAATTAGGTTCTAACAAGGTATGAGATCCGGGAGTTAAACCGGTCTTGGTATTTATGGCTTTAACAGTATTTACATAATATTTAGTTAAACAACGAAAATCATAACGTATACCAGTTAATTTAATTTTATTAAAGAACTGTAAACTAGCTTTTTCTTTCGTAGAAAGACCATCAAAATTAATCGCTAGCTTGTACGGCTTCTCGGGCATCACCAGGGTCTGTCGATTCGTGCACACTATTGGATGTGTCTTCCTCGCCACCGTCTTGAACAGTTTCTTCCAACGCCGGGAGTGGGGGCGGCGCTTCATACGCCTTGAGCGTTTCCGCTTTGTAAAGCGGCGTTTTGTCCACCGTCGTCCAGCCATCGTTGCTTATATGATGAATATCCCAACGGTCTTCAGAGAGTTTAGTTCTATCCGGCTCGAAGTTTGCGAATACAATGACTTTAGGGGGCGGGAACAGACGCTTAGAACCGGTATATTTTCCACTCATGACAAATCCATTCTTGCATGCCTCGAGGCACTGGTACGAGAAGTGGGTTGCATCAGAACGTGTGACGTCAAATATGATAAGTTTCGGAGATGGGGACAATAACCAAGCTACATCTTTGGTTGCAGTAACGCCGTCAAATAAATCAGCTTGGTACACAGATTGCAAAAAGTGTGCTAAAAAGGATTTTCCAATTCCTCCTCTAGGATCGGAGACCCATGTAATCTGTCTATCATTTTGGTTAAACAGTTTTCCGAGCATTGAATACTGCCATTTCGAGAGTAGGCACACACTAAATCTTGCATATCTAGAATGTCGCTCTCTAAGTTCACGAAGTTCCACAACTCTCTCATCAAAAGCCTTTTTTCGGCTAAGATAGCACCCTGTATTTTTAACACTTTCTGGGTCATCAGATAAAAGTCCTCGCAAGACATCAACCGATGAAATAGCTTTTCGCTTTTCTGCTCCGGGCTTTGTTTTAAGCACACTTTCCCACTCACCATATGTTTTGAATTCTCCATCTTTAGAGCAATAGTCATAGTTAGAACGAGCGTTTCCTTTTGCAGCTTCCCAGTGAGCTCCAGTAAATACTTTTTTGCACCAGGCAAGTCCTCTCGTACGGTCGTATTCCACATATCCTTGTAAATGTTTAGTACCAGTGGTGGGGGCAATCTCTTCTCCATAAATAGCTCGTCTGATGCGGAACTCTGGGAGGGAAAACACTGTTGTGACATAATTAACGTCTTTATTATAATTGTTAAGAGTAAAGCACCACCTCGTATACTGTCCCATTGTGAACTGACGCTCTTTGCTTCGCAAAGACCGTTGGCGGGACGTCTTGGCCTTCGGCCAAGACTAGCCTCGCGAGGTGGCCAACAGAAAACCGGTTTGTGCGCGCTGCTAGTTGCTGGGCCTGGGTAATACTAAGCCAGGCCCAGCGCGTGACCTTGAGATATAATAAAGGGCAATGTACCCTTCGGGCTTGCTGTATGAGCAAGTGTGCGGGGGGACACGCCCCCTAAAGGGGGACGGTCTTCCCCCCTTCTAATGTATCGGCCCCCCCTTCGGGGAGGCCGGATGGCAGGAAAAATGAACAACACAGTTTTAATTTTATATGCTAAGCATTTGTCTACTTATTTATTCCCTACAACTTCTACATTCTAACCGGCATAATTAGTCAGACAAAAGCCTGTGCCCTTCATATATATAGTTTCAACAATAGAATAGGTCACCTCATTAACAACTTGGGTGTCAGTTGCGTTTGGATTTTCGCTACC